ATGGCGACGTTGCCGGTGAGGCCGGTCAGCACGGTGGCGCCAGCTTGATCCAGAGCGGAAGCGTTGCGCAGCAGGTCGATGAAGCTGCCGGCATCCAGGTCAGTGGCGACCAGGTTGCCACCGGCAGTAGCAGTGCCGACGTTCAGGTCACGACGCAGCACATCCTGAGGGATGGTGATGCCACGGGACTGACGGCCGAGCTTGGCAGCAGCAGCTTCAGAGGCTTCGATCTCGAACGCAGCAGCCTCACGGGCAGAGCGGTCGGTCGGGTTGGACAGATAGTTGATGGCGCGAAGGAAAGAGAAGCTGCGGCTCTCCTTTTCGCTGAGGCCAAGGTCGGCGGCCTGCATGGTCACGGGCTCCTGGTGAATGTTGAGCTTGTCGAGCACAGCAGCGCGAGCCTCGTCGATTGAACGACCAGACTCAACCATCTGCCGGCCAAGGTCTGCCATGCCGTGCTTGTCGCACAGGGCAGTGATGTCCGAGATGCGGGACCGTTCGGCCTGGGCGGCCTCGGCCTGCACCACGGCCAGATCGGGGGTGGCGTTTTCCATTGAAGGAATAGGATCAGGGGATGGTGCTGCCGAAGCAGCAGGGGTGTCGGCCTCAAAAGATCGGCCAATCCCAACACCGGGGTCAGCCGGCACTGAGACTACGCTGATCTCATAAGGAGACCAGGCAGTTGCGACAAAGTCGCCGCTGCCTCGTTCTTCCATTTTGTCGATGGAATAGCCGAAGGACACATTCCGTAGAACGCCGTCCTTCACATCGCTCAGGATCTCCTGCGCGAAGGCGTTGCGGCTGAACCGCACACGGGCATACCCGCGACGGCGTTTGCCGTCGATGTACGCCCGCTCAACCACGCCGATCACCTTGTCAGGGTTGTGGTTGAACAGCAGCGGCGCGCCATCGTTCAGGCGGCTCAGATTGGCTGCGTCGGCCTCATGGCTCAGGATCTCGTTGCCGAAGTAACGCGCAACGGGGAACTCAGAGCTGAACGGGAACTCATAGGTGCGATCCTGCACCTCGTCGAAGGTGGTCAGCTCTGCCCGCTGATACTTGCCCTCAAGGCTGCGCAGCGCCGAAATCTTGGTCAGCGTGCTGAAGCGGTGAGCCACGCGCACCGGTGTGTCTTCCCAGGTGCCATCAACCTCGCGAAAGATCTGGATCACCGCAGCAGGATCGTCAGGCGTGCCCTCGATCACCACCTCAGAGTTCGGCACATCGATCTGACCATCACGCTCGATCCGCTCGATCTGTCCCTGAGCAGTGCCGCCGCTCGAATCCCAGCGCACAAAGTCACCAACGCTCAGGCTCCCAGGTTCGGCACGCTCGCCGTCGCCGGTGGCCTCTTCAAACATGATCGTGTTGAAGTCATGCTCAGCCAGCCAGTCGCGCGCCTCGGTGGGGCTGTACCGCGCGCTGTTGAACCGGATCGCCTGGATCTCGCTTTCGCCTTCCTTGATGCCGTAGATGAAGTCAATCCCAGGGCCGCCTTCATCATTGACCCGCCGCAGCGAATCGTACTGATCAGGATCGGTCAGTCTTGCCGCGTGCTCATTCGGATAGGGGCGCGCAAAATCCACAGCGCTTCTGTCTTCTATTGCCTTGATTCTATCGGCCTTTGCACTAGCCCAACTTTGCCCTGCATCACCGCCCCATGCAGCCCATGCAACACGGCCGGGTGATGGATAGCCATCCTCGTCAGGACTGAAGCCCTCGCCTTGTTTGTCCACCTCATGCCGCGCGAACCATGCGGCCATGGTGATCACGGTGTCAGCGCTCAGCTCGTCGCCGCTCAGGATCTGCCGTGCTCTGGCCGCGGCCACTTCTGTGCCCCCTGCCCGGCCCTCGGCCTTCCAGTCGCGGTAACGCTGCGCCTCAGTCCTCATGCCATCGGTCGGCATCAGGTCGATCTCCTGCCCGTTGATCGTTGCCATCAATCCTCAGGCGCCTCGGTCGGATCCTCGAGGATTGATTCTTCTTCGTACTCTTCGCCTTCAAGCGGTAGCTCGGTATCGTCGAACGGCGGCATTGCACCCATGCCCAGAGGCGGCTGTGCAGACCCGCCAGATGTGACCTCGCTCGGATCGGTGTCGGTCACGATGTCCATCTCGTCGAGCATGGCCAGCTCGGCCTGGCGTGCGACCAGCACATCATCAAGATCGCCGCCCTGCTCAGCGATCACCTGCCCCAGTGTCTTGAAGCCGCACCGCACCGCCGTCTTGTAGGCCTCAACCTCACGCTGCGGGTCCACCCACTCCCAGCTGCGCGGCACCCACCGGCTTGCGCGGTAACGGTCAGGGTTGCTCTCATACCCCGGCAGGTTCAGCGCACCACTCAGCACCGCCATGTCGAGCCACTGCTCAAAGACCTGCTGGTGGAAGTTCTCGATCATGTACCGCTGTAACACCCGATAGGTGTCGCGTTCCTCCAGCAGGCTCAGTCGGCTGCTGCTGTAGTTGCTCTCTGAGAAGTTCTTGCTGATGCTCTCGAAGCTGACGCCCACGCCAGCAGCAACAGCGCGCAGCATGGACCGCGTGAATGGCTCCAGCTGCCCGTCAGGGCTATTCAGGTCCGGCACCGTCACCGACTCGCCGGGTTGCAGATACTTGAACACGCCAGGCTGGAACTCGCTCACGCGCTCGCCTTCGTAGACCGCGTCACCGATCAGCTCGCCCTCAGGGCTGGTGATGAATCCCATCAGCGCGCTGCTCGCCCGCGCCCGCACCACCTCGGCCTCTTCATAGCCCTGCAGCATGTGAAGCCGCATCAGTGCCGATGCGAACCACGTCACGCCCCTGGTCTGCCCTGGCCGCTCCGGCAGGAACAGATGGATGACCTCGTCAGCTGGTACACGGATCCGCCGGCCTGTGGTGCGCGCGTTGCCCGCGTAGGTGTCGCCAGGGTGATTCGCGTAGAAGTGATAAGCCTGCGGCCGCAGGTACTGATCCACCTCGATGCCCATCCTGACCGTGTTGCCCTCAGCCGCTTGGGGCACGTCGTCATCGATCAGGTAATCCGCCTCCAGCACCTGCAGCGCGAACGGCACTCGGCTATCACCGAACGGCCGCTTAATCATCCGAACGAACACCTCGCCCGATTCGGCCATGCTGCGGATCAGCAGCCGCTCGATGTCATGGAAGCCAAGGATGCCGCTCACATCACAGCGGCTCTTGTGCATCCACCGTTCCCACTGCTCATGGATCTGCCCATTCAGCAGCTCGTCGAGTTTGCCGCCGCGCAACATCCGCACCTGCCCCTGATGGCGGATGCCGTGCCCGATCACGTTGTTCTGGATCGCGCGCAATGCCTGCTTGGCGTAGTCGTTGTCACGGCACAGCTGCCGCGCACGGTTGCGCAGTGCCTTAAAACTCGACTTGATCTCAGAGTCGGCGCTGGTGCCGCTCGTCACCCAGTCCGCCGTCAGCCGGCTGACGCGCGCACCCTGATACGCCCGCTGCCGCGGCCGCACCGGCTCGAAGCCCATCGCCCGGAATAGCCGCGTTCTCAGTCCCATCTCAGAACCTCACAAACAAATTGTGGGGGTTGCCCAGCCCGTTGGCTATCAAGTCCGCCATCTGCTCACGTTTCACGTCAGCCTTCAGCTTCGCCTCCAGCTGCAGTAGATCCGCCAGCTCGTACTTCTTCAGGCTCCGGCTACCGATCGTGTACTCCCGCACCACGCCGCCAGATACCAGCGCGCGGATCGCGGCCTGCACCGCATCCAAATCCTGCTGCGCCTGCGACCTGCCATCAACAGCGCCAGGCGTGCCGCTGTAGCTCAGCGACCGAAGCACCGTCAGCTGGCCACTGCCCAGCGTGATCGTGCTGCCTGTCTTCGTCGCGACAGCCTGCCAGAACCACGTCCCAGCATCAAAGCCCGCGCTGGTCGCCGCAGCGATCGTGAACTCCCAGCCCGTGCCGTAAGCCGTGCCGACCACCGTCGCGCCTTCGCTGGCAGCGTTGAACCGCAGGTAATAGGTCAGTGTGTAGTCAGAGCTGCTGACCACATTGCCGAGGTTGTCCACGCCCTCGACATCGCGCCACTGGATCGTGTCGCCCGCTCTGATCTCGCTTGGGATGCGCACGGCTACCAGTTGCTCACGAAGCCACTAGCAGCCGCCGGGACGGACTGCTGTGTCGATCTTAGCGCTGGTTTCTTCCCGCCTTCCAACTGATCACGCAACTGCTGCCACATCGTCGCCTTGTTCATGCGCCGGCTGTAGATCAGCATTGCCGCATACCCATAGACGGCACAGTCGAGCGCTTCGTTCCGATCGCCTGCTTTCTTCACCCATTCGCGAATCGGAAAGCCCCGGTGATAACGCAGCGCCTGCCGCTCACTTGTCAACTGCTTGAAATACTCCGCATCAGCAGCCTGCCCGAAGAACAATCCGCCCGCGCCTTCGTTGTGTCGCAGCCGACCGAACAGCGTTGTCTTGATCGTGTCGGTGCCCAGCTGATACAGCGTCACGCCCCGCTTGATCACACGCCCGCGCCAGTTCACGTCAACCTTGCTGCCCTTGCCCACCGCCGGGCTGTTGCGTCTGCTGCTGCCCTTGATCGCGACCACGCCCTGGCGCACCCGGTCGCGTACATATGCATATGTCTCATGCGTGCAGTGGCCGCCGCTGTCCACCGCCATCTGGCTGATCCGTAGCGTCCGCCCACCGACCGCATCCCATTCAGTCGCCAGCACCTGATCCAGCTGCGCCCAAACCTCCGTCTGCGTCGGGTCGCCCATTAACTCCTGGTGCCACACCAGCCAACCGGTTTCGCCTTCGCCCCAGCCCCACACGCTCACCGCCAACCGGTTGTCCTGCACGTCCACGCCAGACGTCAGCAGCACCACGCCATCGGGACACATGCCAGCAGCAAAGTCCTTCCGCTTTGCCAGCAGCCCATCAGCGCTCACCGATGCCGCATAGTCCTCTTCCCAGGTCTCGGCCAGTCGCGTGTTAACGAACGCTTTCAGCGCCGGCGCGTCAGCCTTCGCCCGCAGGAAGTCATCCACCAATTGCTCCCAGCTGCACCAGCCCAGCGGGCTGTAAAGCCCAGACAGTTGAAACCCCGCAGTCCTGCCATCGCTCGGTGCTGTCGCGCGCCACTCGCCGCCGCGCAGCATCGCCGGTTTGTGCAGTTCCTCGAACCGCTCGCCGCAATGCTCGCACTCATACCGCACATCACTCGGCCGCTTTGCGTCCCACTTCAGCCGCGACCATTGCAGCCACTGCATCCCGCCGCAACTGGGGCACGGCACATAGAACCGCCGCTGATCACTCCGCAGATACTCCGCCTCAATCCGACTGAAGTCCTTCACCGTTGGCGTTGAGGTCAGCAAAATCTTGCGCCGCGCAAACGTTGTCGTCCGCCGCTCCGCCAGCGCCACCGGGTCGCCTTCGCCGTCCACATCACTGGGAAACGCATCCACCTCATCAGCGAACAGGTAGCGGCACGGCGCCGACCGCAGCCCCGTCGCGCTATTGGCACCCGTCAGCAGCATGATCCCGCCGGGGAACTCCTTGCTGAACATCGTGTTGCCCGAGTCCCTCGCCCTGGCCGGAGCGATCTTCTCCGCCAGCACCGGCGTCTCCGTGATCATCGACTCCAGCCGCTGCTTGCTCAGCCGCTTCGCCATCTCCACCGTCGGCTGCACGCACAGCATCGGACCCGGCGCGTGGTCGATCACATACCCCAGCCAGTTGCTGCCCGCCTCGGTCTTGCCCGTCTGCGCCGCGAACATCATCACCACCCGCTGCACCAAGCTGCTGCTGCTCAAGCAGTCCATCGGCTCGCGCAGGTACGGCGTCCGGCTAGTGCGCCATGGGCCAGGCTCAGCACTCGCCTTGCTGCTCAGCCTTCGATGCGCATCCGCCCACTCGCTCACCGTCAGCGGCTGCTCAGGCCGCAGCCCTTCCATGAACCCAGCGCGCCAGACGCTCACGCCTCCACCTCCGACAGCGCCAGCAGCGCATCACGATGCTCGCGCGTCAGCACCTCATGGATCACCGTCGGGTCGGTCTCGCCCGCCAGCTGATGACTCAACCGATCAGCAAGATTAGCCAGCGCCTCGCGGATGCTGCGGCCCACCTGAAACGCGTCCTTCTTCACATCCTCCGCTGGCACCAGATCGCCACGCTGCTGCGTCACCTGTAGCTTTGCCAGCTCAGCCTGATAATGCTCACGCCTTGCGCGGCTCTCGTTGAGATCCGGGATCGAATCATCCGGCAACTTATCGATCGCGCTGCGTAGCTCCTTCGGATCCACCGGATCCGGCTGGCTCACCTTGCTGCAGTGCGTCGCCTGCGTGTTCTTGTTCCATAGCTCCAGCGCCAGATCGCGGTCGAGCCATTTCTTTTCATCTTTGATCACCACCGCCGCAGCGATGCGGCTCTTGCTGGCATGAGTCACTGCCGCTTTCGTGCATCCACGAATCGCGGCAAACTCAGCAAACGTAACCAGCACTCGAAAGCGTTAAGCACCATTAGCCTTAACTTAACTGGTCCTAAACGCCGCTAAACGGTTTTAGGCCGAGACCATTTTGCGATCGAGTGAGATCCCTTGCGCTGCAAGCGTTTATGAGCCTAGACCGCTAACGCTAGAGAAAGCGTGCGGTCTGCGATCACCA